CCGTTTTGGGTTAATATACTCTTGTATTTCATTCAAGCCGTATACATCTACACTTAAATTCAACATAATTAATAAAGAATTAGTTATAAAAAACCCCGCCGTTATAGCGGGGTTAATTAAAGTTACTTAGAATTAAACAACTTTCCAAGCAGTTAAAGCGTTTATACGTTTGTGACCAATGATAAAGTTACTATGTACTTCATACTCAGTAAGCATATCTTTTTCAGTTGTCCAACGGTTAATAAACCTTGGCATAGCCGCATAGTTAGCTCTTGGATGCTTAATACGCCCGTAAACTTTCAAACCATTACTAGGCGCAGGAATACCTATTACCCAACCAGAACCAATAAAGCTTTCTTCAACCCCAGTAGCACGATTGTTAATCTTAGCGTTATAAGAGTAAATTGGCACAGAGAAACCATTACCCATAATCCAAGTGCGCTTGTAGGTTAAGCCATCAATTTCTTGGGGTTTAACTGTAAGATCAAGAGCATTTTCAACCATAGTACGTATGGTTCTATCAGCTTCTTTACTATGATTAGTGGTGACATCAAAGTTAAAAGCATCATAAGCATCATCTTGCATGATGTAATATGCAGGAACTGCGCCCCAACGAGAAGATGTTTCATACATCTTAGTTAAATCATCTACAGGAGTAGCTTTTGCCGCAGTAACATTAGCTCTTGTCCAAGCTCTATCACCAGCAGTAAATCCACCGGAAGTTGCTACAACAGGTAATATTGTAACTGAAGAATCCCAAGGGGCTGTTACAGCACTTGTAGTTAAGTTAACAGAAGATACCAAACCACCAGTTTTAGCCAAATCAGCATAAGTAGTAGTTACATTACGTCCGAAGTCATAACGTACTCTTGGATGCTTTTCTGAATAAGCTTCATAACCCCCATACATAGCCAATTGAGCTTGAGTTAACTCAAACAGGTTTTGAATACGTACTTCGGCAATAGCGGCTTTTTGCATCAATCTTGCAGCCTGAACAGCTAAAGGATTAGTCTGCCCGAATTGCTGTCCAATTTGGCGTACATCTAATTCAGTATCAAAGTCATCATTATCATCCCAACCTTCTTTGGTATAGGCGAAGTACAGTTCTTTGGTGCTAAAATCACCTAATTGGACTGGAGTAACATCAGCTTTAGGATGTACAAAGATTGCATGAGTATTTTTAACGGCAAACTCTTCGTCAAAATTTACACTCTTAGTATTTCTTGTAACAAAACCACTTTGCATAGTTGTTTGTAGCAAAGTTCCACGAATCTTAGGAAGTGCCTCAATAACACCTTCTAAGAATTTACTAGCCGCATACGGGCCTAAAAATTCATTAGCCATTAGCTATTTCTCCTAAAGATAAGAAACCTAAGTTGTCAAATTCAGACGCTTCAACAAACTTAGCTTGAAGCAGTTCAGTACTTGCTTTATTGAAACCGTTGGTTCCAGTATTGTAAGCGGTAACTGCGCGAGTAGTACCATCAAACAAAGTAATTGTATCCACAGCAGGGTCAACATCCCAAGTAATTGCAGAAGCCCAAAGAGTAGCATCTGTAAATACCTCAGCAACTACATCCCCATTAGTAGCATCCACATCATAGATAGTAAGACCAGAAATACGTGGAAAAGTAGTAACACCTTCAACAGCAACAACAACAGGGTCAGTTGCAGTACCAGAGTCAACAATAGTTGTTACATTACTTAACGCAGTTGTTGAAGTGAACATTACTTTGGTAGCAGAATACGAAGTTGTATTCCAAGAGCCAAAAGTACCTGCTGTGAATGTACCAATTGTAGCTGCAACAATACCAGCAGCAAGTATCTGAGTGTTGGCAGCCGCAGCCGTCATACCCGCAGACAAGTTACTCCAGATAGTCACCAATTGAGCCGCTGTAGGCGCACCAGAACCAGCAGTAAAGGTCAAACCACCTAAGATAAGGGTTTGCCCAGTTGTAATAGCTGCAAAAGTAACCAAGTTAGCTTCTGATAAGCCAGTATGAGCAATTTGTTTACCATTAACATCAGATTGTATAAAAGACAAAGCCTTTAATACTTGACCTGACTTAACAGTAACTTTTTTTGTCTTATGACTATTTGCGCCTTTGAATACATTTGAACTTACTCTTGCATCAAACCCGTAGTAGCCGCCATTAAGTGTAGTCATTAGCCGATACCTTTAAACATTGCAGGCGTTTTACCTGCTTCTTCAATACCCTTTAAAACTTCATCTTCAAAAGATAAAGTCTTATCGGCGTTCTTGTCTTTCAAAGCTGCAATTGATTCAGGAGTTTGACTGCCCAAAGAAGTACCGCTTGTGTCAATCACTAAAGCTGCATCTTTTTGAGCTTTAAGTTCAGTAAACATTTCAGTTACAATGTCTAAAGGCCAGCCTTTTGAAATTGCAGTTGCAACAGTAGCATCAGATGCTCCGAAGGTTGATTTTGCATCTAAAATCTTATTAGTACGTTCGCGCTCAACAAAGATTGCTTTTGTAATATCAAGATTACTTGATGCTTTTAAGGTTTCCAGTTCAGATTGTACCTGAACAAGTTTGCTTAAAGCTTCTTGTAAGTCCATAGAGTTACCTATCGTTTTGGTTAAGGAAAGTTGTTGCAGGGTTTTTTGTACTTCTTTTACTGGAAGTTCTGTTTTAACTGCTAAGGTTGGAGTTAATGAGTTTGCGCCAAATAATACACAACTATTTTCCATTACATCTACTTCTTCAACTATCCAGAAGTAACCTTTAGCGTCTATAATTTCTTTGTTAATTACCTCTGGATAATACTTATTCCAAAGAGCAAATTCTTCTTTATCATACTCATTGTCACTGTTAATACAAAGTTGAATATTAATATATCGAAGCCCAATTGAATGTTGATTAATTTTACCATTCTTATAGAATTTAAAAACATCTTCATTATAATCTTTTCGTATTGTAGTTTCCATAACAAGTGCTGTTGTGGAATCTCTTGAATACTTTAAACCAAGCTCAGTTAGTTTAATTTCTTTTGTGTATACACTTTTAACATCGCCTACATGCCCAGTACTTACTTGGTTATGATCTGCAATATGTGGAATTGTATTTCCACGCTTTATAACACTATTATCATAAGCAGAGTTAGTTAAAACATCCAGGTGGGAATCACACCACCAAGCAGCATTACAGACAACAGTTACTTCTACAGTGTCATTAGGACCTACTAAAGGGCTTGAAGCATCCTTTGTTGTCTCTGTAACTACAGTAGGTTTAATGGTTGCATTTGCACTTAGGGTATCAGAGTATTTTGTATCTGCTTTTTTAGACGCTATAAGGTCTTTTTTATTTGCTCTAAGAGCAGCAAAAAGTTCCTCGCCTTCTAAGTTAGCTAACATTTGTTGTGTATAAGTCATTGAATTTTCTACTTAATTTAAAATTGACTTTATCTTCATATACAAGTATCTTACAGATATATTTCAATAAAGTCAACAAGTTATGTATATTTAACCATGATTTGTAAATGCACCGCATAACTTTTGTCTTGTATCTCTTATCCAGTAAGTAGCTTCTCTTAAAGCAATATCTTGCAGTTTATAAGTAAATACTGAGAAACTCTTGGAATAACAGTTACCTTCTATACGTAGTCTAGCTACATAAGTTTTACCTGCTTTATTCCAGGTTAAACCTTTAACTCCTACTGTGTTTAAACTATTAATTTTTGAATTAAGCCCATTCTGACTCTTAGTACATTCTCTAAGATTAGCCCAAATATTATTACAACGTACAGTATCTACATGATCTATATAGGTAGGGATATACCCTTCTACATATAAGAATGCAAGTCTATGAGCTAAATAAACTCTATTATCTATTTCAATACGTACATAATTATCTTCTGTACTTATATAGCCTGCTATTTCTCCTATATAAGTATCAGGGGATACTTTTAGTATTCTTGTAAATAAACCAGTAAGTTTATTATAATTAAATAATTCTTTAAGCCTATCTTGAGTTACCATCTTAACCTCCAGTAGAATTTGCATTAGCGGCTACATTTTTATTTTGCCCTGCTGCTGTAGCTGATAGCAGTATATCTCCAAGCCCATTTGCCTGCATCTTAGCTCTACTAGCTATAACATCTTCCATCGTTACATTTCTTTCTGCCTGTATTGCTTCTAGTGTAGTAGCCCCTATTTGCAATTCTAACAAGTCTGCTTGAGTGTCTTTTATTTCATCAACTCCGTATTGTCGTGGGAACTGATAGCTTGATATTGCATCATCAATAGCAAAAGAAAATCTTGCAACATCTTTAAATCTTGCAGTTACTTTATCTAAACCTTCTGGAAGGTTAATAATTTGATGAATGTATTCTAAATACCCACGAAACTCAATTAGTATGCCTCTAATTGATGAAAAGTCTAAGCCACTTGTATCACCAGATAGCATATAATAAGGTATACCATAGGCACTTGATATTTTTTGTAACTCATGCTTTAGTAAGCCGATTAGGTTATTTCCAATATCGGCACTTTGTACAAGATGAAACTTATCCCCTGGATTAGTATACTGCACACTTCCAGCATTAGTTGTCATCACAAGTTTAGTTTTTGTATCATTCTCTGAGTTAGTTCCGGCTGTTCTAACACTGCCAATTCCATTAATATCAAACGCATTTGCTTGTTCAACTATCCAAGAGATTGCACTTGCAGCTATTTGCTTATCAACAGTAAATTTTGAAAGGTCAGTTACACGGTATAGCTCAGATAACATAGGAGCAATAATAGGGATACCCCGCCATTGATTGCTACGGCGGCGTTCAAAAATATGTAATATATCCTCAGCAGGAACTTGAACATACTTAAAGTTTTCATCCCCCACTTGCTGTACTCCATAGCGGCGTTCTGGTAAAAAGTTATAGTAAATTGGTACTCCTTCCTCAAAAGTAATACCATAACGAGTACTGCCAAAGGGTAAGGCAACTGTATTTGAATCACTTTGCCCCATATAAGTAATATCAAGATATTCGCTTTCAATATTCTGTAGCTTTAGTTTAACCCTATTATTATTTCCTTTAGTTACAAGAAGCATACGGCAAATAGCTTCCCCACTTTGAAAACGATCATGGTTCCAAAGACTTTGAGTTACGGCTAGATTACCTTTACCATCCTTATTGGGGTTCTTTGCGAACTCATCCCATAGTTCCTGTGCAAGTTCATGTATCTCACCATCAGCTGTTTTCCATTTAACTTCAACTGCTCCAAGCTTTGTGACATATTTTGTCTCAGCTGCATAAGCAATACTATTATTTCTTGCCATATCCCTACTGCGAGCTTGAATAAGCTGTAACTCTGCTAAGGCATAAATATCTGCATCTGCAATATAAGCAGCATGTTTACTTTGTGTATAGTCTGTGCTTGCCGCATCAAAAGCAGGAAGCTGTAATACATTACCCTTGTATAACTCATCATAACTAGGGTCAGAACTTTGATTAATATTAACTGTTGTCATTGTAGTTCCTAGACTGGTTTGCTTGTTACATTAAGCGGGAAGGTAGTGTTTTGACGGAATCTTGGGGTTACAACAGTATCAGTGAGGGCAGATATAATTCCCTCAAGTCTAGTTCTTTCAGCTGTTAAGTCAGAGTATTTAATATCACTAAAATTTACTTCTCTATTAAATTCCCTCCCACCTACACGTAGTGTTCTTCTACGTTTTCCAAGAAGGAACTCAGAAATTGCTGCGTTAATAACTGCAAGGTCAGCTTGTGCTTGTTCAAGTATCATTACTTCACCTTTTTATTAAATAAGTATTGTTCTGCGTTGCGTCTAGCTACTTTCCTAGCTGATACAACCCGATTGGTTTTATTAAATTGTGCGAAAGAAGAAGAAACTGCCCTATAATTCCTTTCTGCTAGGTGTACAACTAAATCTGAATTAATTACAAGTATGTAGCCAACATCAAAGACCAAGCTTACAAGAGCATTAAGTTGATTTGCATTAAGAGCATTTGCCCCTTGTATTTTTCTAAGTACTACCCCCTGAATCTGATGTAACTGCACAGCTAAGTCTTTTTCAGCTTGTTCAACTGTCCAAGAGGTAGCTAAGTTAACTCCAAGAGTTTGCCCATAGCCAATAGCAAGTTCCCCATTACTGTTCTTATAAGGAATAAGACTAGGATAGAGGAACTGTTTAACAAAAATGATTAAGTTGTTCAAATTATTCTCCAATTAAATGCTTAGCAATAGCTGCCCAATGAACTTCTGTCATTTCACGTATTCCGCTTGCATAATTAGCATGAAGAGCGTTCTTACAACAGTCAATAGCTTCTTTACGTTTCCCACTTACAAGCTGATAAAATTCCTTTTGCGAGTTTCCTGTTACATCAACAAGTTTCCTACAGCTAAGTATTTGTTCCTCAAACCCACCATAGCTTTGTTCATTGAAGTAGAATACATCATGTCTACAGTTTTCAATTCCATTAAGAGCTAATCTTCGTAGTATTTCATCATGCGCCCTATGCGCCCCAAGTACAAATACAGTAGCTCCCATACGTTCAGCAAGTGATCTTCGTACTTGTTTATAGGATACAGGGTCAGGGATAATTGGTTCCTTGTATACATCATCAGCAGAGTACTTAAGTTCCCGAACACCTTTAGTTGCTCGTACACTTCCATTAAACTCAGGTTTCATATTCATCATGTTAACCCAACGGTAGACAAGTTCAACTGTACCACCATCACCTGAGTCGATGCTAACTGCGCTTATTGGTACTGTTTTCCCCATAATATGAGGAACTTCTGTGCAACATATTTCAGTAAGTTCAGCCCAAACACTATCTTCGCTATTATGCACATTACCAAATATTTCCTTCCAAGTTACAAGCCAAACATTACCATTCCTTCCCCAAGCAAGAATTACAAGAGCAAACCTATTATGCTGTACATCAATTCCCATTGTAAGTACTAACCCATCCATTGGGACTATTCCCTCTGGATAATTAGTACGCAGTTTAAGCATATCCTCTACTTCCATTGCTGAGAATCCACTTGCATAGGGTTCTCCGCGATTGTTATTGTAGTAGCTTTTCATTAAGCCTTCTTTGCCACGGGCTTTATCCAAGTCAGCTAGAATTTTTAACTTAGTAAGTTCAATGAAGTCACTTTGCGGAAAAGGACTTAATAGTTCGCTAAAGATAAAGCCAAATGCGTCTGTAACTGCGGGTTTCTTAGGATGCCAACCTTTACTGAAAATTCCTGTATGGTCTGTGAAGCCAAATTGTTTTCCAGCAACTATGTTTAAGTTCTTTTGGTCAAATGTCCAGTTAGCTTTACAGCAAGGACAAAGAAACATGGCAGTATTAGGGTCGAATTTCCCATACTGTTCGTCTATTTGCTTGTCTTGAAAATCACTATATATAATGTTATCAAAAGCAGCCCCATCCATTGTAACTAATTCTAGGCACTCATGGCACTGTGCCTTAAATACCATCATGTTTGAGACTTTAATAGCTGCTTCTACACGGGAGAAATCCTTATTAGTTGGGGTTCCCCCGAAGATCAACTTTCTAAGGGTTAAGGGAACTGTCTTTTGCCGTTGTTTAAGATTAGCAAGGGTATCTCCTTGGTTGCTAACATCATTTGGAGCATCGTCTGGTTCTTCAATTTCAATGTAAGGGAAGTTATCACTCTTTTGGCTTGAAATACTGCCCAGAGTAACTAAACGTAAACTTCCATTTGGAAATTCATACTCAGCAAAACTTTGCTTATTTTTTGCAACTCCAACATTAACAATACTTTTAAGTATACTTACATTATCTAAAAAGTTCTTCCATTTGATTTTACCAAAGTTTTTACAGGCAGTTCCAGTTGCAAAACCTAATAGCATACTACAAGGAGCTGTATGTATTTTCTTTCCACGAAAATTATTAAGTGTTTCTGTCCAAGCTATTCTAGCAGACTTTTGGGAATTAATAATTGGTATGTAGGGATTGTCAAGGCAGTCATACACATACTCCATATATGGGGTAATGTTTGGGTCAAATTGCCCAATACCAAAGCTTGTCTCCTTATTAGTTATATTGCGGTACTTCTTACTCCATTCAATTGTACTCATACGTATTGGCGGCATGAATAAGTTAAGTAATTGCCCTGCTAAGTGCCGTTCGCTGATATTAGTTAACTTACGCTTTAGCATCTGGATACTCCACAATAACATAATGTATAAAGTTTACCTCTGACTTAGTAACAGAGATAACTACAGGAATACGCATTATACCAACTACAGTTCCTCTAGCATCAAACTTACCAAATACTTTAACTTTATTTAACTCATTATATTGGGTTTCAGTTATAGAAAGCTGTTTTCTCATTAACTTATCTCCAAGTCGGCATTATCCAACAACTCGTCAATATCAACTGGCTTGTTCATCATTTCCTCAACATAACTATCCCCATCAACTCCAGCTTGCCTAAGTAGCATTTGGGCGACTGAATATAAGCTACTAAAGCATTTATCCACTGGAACCTGCAACTTTGGGTCATCGTCAGCAGCACTACGTAGTACATTAACTATTGTCCCAACTAAAGGGGCAATTATATCAAATACTTCTACTTTGCTTATAAGTTCATTACGCACTTGTAGATTTTGCAGGTGTATTTGCCGTTCTCTTGCAGCATCGAGGCGAATCTTTTGTATCTTTTCTGCTTCTACAACACGAGGTAAGCCACTTTCAGTATCAGCATTTCTGGAAGTTCTTTTACTTGCGAACTCCTCTTTTCTTGCTTCCACCTTAGCAAGGCCAACTTCATTCTGTGTTTTATAATGCGTAAATACTTTAGTTAGAAATTCCCCATAGGTTCCAGTTCTAGGGAGAATCCCACGGTCTTTTAAGTCATTCCAAGTTTTCGGATTTACCCCTAATACTTCACGGATTCTGGTTTCTACTGCAATTTCCCCCAGCGAAAGTATAAACTGGTTTTTCTCCACTTTACCATTTGTAAGTGGTTGATTGATATAGATTTTTGGCTCCAAATCTTCCATCATAAGTCATTGCTCCAAAACATAAATTATGGTACATTATACCTTATATATATGTGTGTAACAAAGCACTTCATTCAGAATTGCTAATTATAAGGATTTACTATGCCTTCTGTCGAAGAAACTTCTTTTATACAATGTCCTAAGTACCTAAAACATGAAATTTCAGAGGAACAGATACTTTTGATAGCTAAAAAAGCAGTATTGCTGGCTAAAGATGAAATATATAAAGATGTTGGAAAGTCAGTTACAAGTAAATTCTTTTATGTTGTAGGTGTAGGAGCTTTTGCTATCTACAGTTGGTTAAATATTAATGGGTATGTTAAAGGATAGTTATGCCACTTCAAATAGAGTTAACAACGGGGCCGTTGGCGGCTGAGATAGCTCCTTTTATCACGTCAGGTGATGATGGAGCTATTGCTGCGATACTTAATCGTAAAGATATGCCAGCCTTAGGAGTAGTACTTTCACATGATATTCAT